CGTTAATTGTGATGTACCATGGTTTAATCATACAGCCATTCAGTCTCAATTAGCAGTTATTGGTGTTGAATACACTATGGCTGATAAGGAATCAGAGTCTGTTCCATATATCCATATCTCAGAAGTTAGTTTTTTAAAGAGAACTTGGCGTTATGATGCAGAGATTGGATATTGGATGGCTCCGTTGGAAGAGGCCTCTATTATGAAATCTCTTACCACATGGGTGCCTTCAGGTACCATTGATAAATATGCGCAAATGGTAGCAGTACTTAGTAGCGCAAACAATGAATATTTCTTTTATGGTAGGGATATTTTTAATAAACAACGAGATTATTTTTTATCTCTTGTTGAAAAAGAACCATATAAACATTATGTGCAGGAGTCGCACTTTCCTGATTATGATCAACTTGTTGAGCGTTTTCGAAGGGCTTCCGAACAACTAGATAAGGAGCGTAGTTGTTAATTGTGTGTAAGTTTAAGCCGACTACACACTCTTAAAGTTGGTTTTTTCAAAGTTATAATATTTTTAAAGAAAATGTTGAGATGGTTACTGGAAATACCATCCCGAAGTGTTGGTCGACAATCGCCAATACATCGAGTAATAAGAATTGTTTTGAGAATATCATGTTGTCAGAATTGTATGTGCAATCCGAGGACGTGAATGATGAATCACAAGATGTGACGGGTCAAGTCGAAGAGCATGAGAATGTTACATTTGTTGACTCTGCCTCATTGAATCAAGATTATGGATATAATCCGAGCGATCTTGTTTCTTCTGGTGGTACGACTGGTACAGATTTGGGTACATTTTTGTCACGTCCTACTTTGATCAATACTTCCAATTGGACAACTAGTACTACTGTAGGTGTTTTGACGCAATTGGAACCTTGGTATCAAATTTTGAACAATAGCGTTATAAAAAATAAGATTTCTAATTATGCTTTTTTTAGAGCCAAATTGTGTATGAAATTTGTTATTAATGGTACTCCTTTTCATTTTGGTATGATGCGTGTTGCTTATGAACCTAGTGTCAATGTCGCTAATACTGGGGCTCGCAAATC